CATTAACATCAATATCTCTACTGGTATTACTACAGGTTATACTACTTACTCCGCCCCAATCAATCCCATGGGTCGAAGCCATACTTATATCACCCGTAAGAGTTAAGCCCGTAAACGTCGGACTATCTGTAGTCCCTAATCCCAACGAAATCCTTGCCGTATCGCCAGATTCAGCTACCCACGCGTCGCCGTCGCCTATAATGAAGTTGCCGTCGGTGTGTGCCAGGGCTGCTATGGCGGTCAGGTCGGCATCGGATACTTGATAGCCCGTCAAATTAGCCAAAGTGGTTATAGCCGCCTGCGTATCCCCTGTAACGGTTGCTGCCGAACCAGAGACGTCGCCCGTGACGTTGCCAGTGACATCGCCTACCAGTGCAAGGCCATTCAGCGTCAGTGTCCCGTCACTTCTATCTACAACAATACTGCTCATTACGGAGTATCCTCCACGCAAACACAATCATCAGTCGGCATGAACGTGGTCATGCACCGCCATTCACCGTCCACATAACTCACTATAATCGGGTCTTCGTCTATCAGCCTGGGCGACGCTTCATCCAATGCCGTACCCGCTTGCGCTATAGTACACGTTACCTCGATAGCATCGCCGCCTATTTCGTCAAGATCGGCCTCAATAACATTATCATCTTGCGCGTCTTCCGAACAGTACGCAATTCTCAATGACCCCCCGCCGCCACCGCCAATTTTTGGGATGCGTGAACGTAAATGCTCCAGACTGAGTCCAACCGTTTTGCCATGAGCCGTTGATTTGATAGTGATAAAACCGTCACCAGTCAACGCCTCAAACTTATTGACGGCAGCAATAATCTCATTTATCTTATTGACGGCCACGGCAGGCCCATTTGTCAGTTCGTTAATCATTTATAGACCCAAGCGGTTAAAATCACGAATGGGATATAACTCAACCCACCTCGTGGCGTTATCTGCTTTGTATTCACCGCCCAACGCGCTTATCAAAGCGGCGGTTTGGGCGGCTGTTTTTTCGGGTGTCGGGTCTCCTGTATTGGGGTCTGTAAATTGTGCAAGGGACTTCCATGTATCAGCTCTATATTGGAATGTGTATACTACATCAAACGTCACCCGCCCGTCGTTACTTATCCCTATTATTCCCGTACAAAGCCACGTCCCAGCCGCCGATGACCGTGCCAGAGACCAAGGGCCACTATTGACACAGCCAACATAATCTAACGCCTTCTGCGATGGATTGGCGAACTCTTGTTTGCGTTCTGTTATGTGATGTTCAGGGATAAGTTTAGCGACGGTTGGGGATTTCGGGACATATTTTTTCGCCCACGTCGGATCGGGCGTGTAATCTATCGGGTAAGTGTAATTAACTTCTATCTTATCGCCCAGCCTGTCATAGCTGGTCTCTGCTTGTGATAGCGTCGCCCCAACCTCCACGGTGTTATACTTAGGGACAAGAAGTGGCGCAAGGCTGTTTAATGGACTAACCCTGAGCCGCTGTTGTTTGTATAACAGCCTGAGCCGTACTGTATCGGAATCGGAAGGGGTCGGAACTATTTCATAAAGGAAGCAATCTCGCAGGCCGGGGTGCACGTCACCAATCGCAGGCACTCCGCTAACCGTTGCAGCGTTTATGATTTTCGTGTGACCGGAACCCGTAGCGCCGGTAACAGTGGCGATGCGTTCAATTTCCTCCCAGCCGTTCACTGTTTTTTTGCCGCTGGAGCCGTCTATTAAGTCAAGTTTTACCGCCATTTATTTCCACACCTGCTTTCCAATCTCCTTTAGTGCAATGTTGCCTTCTGTCGCCAAAGTATTCCCTCTCCGTAACTCCGTAAGTTGACGATTCTGGATTTGGTCTTGACCACTACTCCGAATATCGACAAAGGCAGGCCTCTCAATGTATCGCATTTCACCGCCCGCCAAAACGCCCGCCATACCCGCCGCCGCTTTCTTTGCTTTGAGTTGGTCAAGCAGATCGTAGAATTTGTCTTTTTGTTCTTTAGTAATATCCTTGAGTTGTTGTACGCGATACTTAAGCTTAGCAAGCCAATCCATGCCGAAGGTTTTTAACTGCTCTGTAACATCCTTCATAATATCACGGAACTCTTCTGCTCCCGCTTTCATCCGCTTCATTGTATTTAGCTTTGCAAGGTCACGCAAAACATCTACGGTATATAGTCTTTCGTTTATACCCTTTCCGCTCGATTTTGCATAATCCTCAGCCCAAAGTTGCCCCTCAGTTTTGCCGAAATCCTTGATACTCTTTTGTATCCCAGAAACAAATTCTCCCAATCTTTTATGTTCCGCTTGTGCCGCTGCTTCTTTATTCTTTTTCATGGCTTCGGTGTTAGCCTTAATCCATTTTGTATAATTTGCATATGCCTTAGCTGAATCTTCTACAGCCTCGGCATTTTGCTTCGCAGCCTCAATAGCTCTCTGTGCCGCGTTAGATTCTTCATAGGCCCTGTTAAACCTATAATCCCGTAAATTGGCAGTGCCCTTCGTGAAATCCAACTCGCTTTTGCCAGAAAATCCCTTCAAAGCCTTGGTGACCCAACCTTCCAGCCATGATTGCAACCCATTGTTCTGTTTTTTCGCCAATTTGTTCGTGGCCGCTATCATTTTGTTAATTGAATCCGCTGCTTTTTCGCTATCCGTTTTGATGTCTTTGAATAGGTTGTCAATCACCTCTAATGCCGCAGCGCTAACCATTAAGCCAACACCTATCGCAGCCCAACCCGCAGGGCCACCAAAGGCAAGGGCGACGGTCTCGGCCTTGGCCAATAGTTTAAGTGTCTTGATGATTGCGGTAAACATCTTAACTATTCGGGGGCCAAGAAAAAGCCCTGTTTCAATTACTACTATCCACTTTAGCATTTTTGCGGCGTTATCAACTATGCCGGTATTGAAAACCTTTAATGCTCCGCTTAATCGCAAAATGGCAGGGACAAGTTTTCCGCCGAGATATTCCCTAACATCCCCAAGCCGATTGCCTAATTGCTGCATTGAACCAGCATAAGTCTTCGTCGCGCCCGTCGCTAAAGCAAACCCCTCGGCACCCTTTCGCAATACTGCCTGAAACTTTTCTTCCTTACTAAGCGTTTCGGAGATTTTAATTCCGTACCGGGTAAGCATTGAAGTATCGCCAACGGCGGCACGGGCGACAAGAAGCATGGCAGTTGGTAAATCCTTCTTGATAACCGCAGCTAATCCAATGGCCGACCTTGTGGCCTGCTTCAGTTTGTCGCCGGAGAGCTTAGAAAGAGATGCACCCAGTGACATCATTTTCAAGACAAGCTCATCGCCATAAATAGTAGTTTTTTGCATTTGGACGGCAAAGGCTTGCATGTCTTTCATGGTTGATACGCCGCCCTTGCCCAAAAGAGCCAGAGCGTCAGATAATGAACGAACCTGTTTCTCCTGTTCACCAAACAAGGCCACCGAACCCTTCAAGAATTGGTATGCTCTCATTGCACCAAAGACCGTCGCCGCCTGGACAGCTAATTGCTTCAGAGACCGCGAAAAGTAGTTAGTCGATTTGCGGGCCTTCTTCATGCCTTTAGTAAAGGCCCCTGTCTTCGCTACCATATTCACAGCTAATGTCGCAATAGTCGCCATTAAAGCCCTCTTAAAACTGCCTTTATTTCTTCTAAACTTTGCTGCTTCGGCGGATCAAACTTCAAAAGAAAATCTTCTATTTTGATGTCCTTTGCCCCTGCGCCAGCCGCAATATGAAATGCAACCATCGCCGCCCTCATGTCTGCTCGTAGTTCGCCGAATGGCTCAATCGAATAGAACGCCATCCACTCCGACAATTCCCTACTGTCTATCCGCATCAATAATTCACGGACGGTCGTTTTGAGATGAGCCGCTAACCGGAAGTAGAATCGGCGGCTATGGCTCTGCCGGAGTTTTTTGCCATTTCCTTAATATCGTCTGCGCCCATACCGTTCAGTCTTTGGGCAACGTCGAAAACTCTCTCTAAAGCCTTAGCTGATTTACGGCCCAAGCTTTCAGCGTCGGCGTCGGAGAATAACCGCTTGCCCTTTTCGTCCACGATGCAAATCGCGCACAGCCGGGCGGTCATGTTTCGGAGGTTGACTTTATTGCCCACTAAGTTGCCTGATTCCCACACGTTCTTTTCTAAGCCGCTCAGTGTGCGAACAATAACCTGCCCGCCCCATTCCGGAACATCGATAGTCTCGGTTGGTAAATCTTTGGCCCCAAGAATTGTTTTTTTGTCTAACATTTCACATCCTTTCAAAAATAGTATTAGCCTGCATCCGTATAGACCGGCGCTCCGGTCAACTTGACAGTTAAACTCTGCGTCACCTTGCCGTCGTAAGGAATCGCATGACCTAACGCGGTTACAAACCCTTGGCAGTAAATATCCGACTTGCTTGCCTCTGTCGTGTGGTCGGGGAATGTAATGTGATAATACTGCGCGGCATTAGTTTTCAGTGACTGTAAATCGTTCGCCGTACCAGAAGCACCGCCGTCATAATTCAACTCCGCAGTGAACTCTCCTGCATCAAGCATTCCGGGGATGAACTCATCATACTTATTAGCTGAATCCATTGTTGAGACTTTAATAGCCTCCCGTGTTCCGTTCGGGCCGCTAATACTAATGATGTTGCCGATTGTCGTCGCAGTAGTCACCTGCGTATTAGCCGAAACCTTTAGCGAAGTTCCGTGACCAAGTAATCCATCGCTCATAATCTCTCTCCTTTATACTTCGTCCCTTTATGCTTCGTCGGTAAAAGTCATTGCTCCCGACAACTTGAGCCCAAGCGATTGCGTTATCTTGCCGTCGTAAGGAATCGCATGACCCAAAGACGTGATGAACCCACTGGCAGAACATTGCGAAGTAGTTGTCCCGTCAGTCATCTTTACTATTATCGTTGCCGCCGAATTTGTTTTGGCTGAGTTTAACATATTTGCCGTACCAGCCGCCGTACCGTCATAGTTTAACTCTACGGTGACATCCCCCGCATCAAGCATTCCGGGGATAAACTCATCATACTTATTAGCTGAATCCATTGTTGAGACTTTAATAGCCTCCCGTGTTCCGTTCGGGCCGCTAATACTAATGATATTACCTGCCGTTGAGCCGCCGATAGACAGCGAAGCCCCGTGGCCGTGTGCGCTATCACTCATAATACCTCTCCTTTATTCTTGAAACCAAATTATAAACTCCAACAGCCGCCGATACCGCCTCGCTATCTTAGCGTCTGCTATATTTGCAATCCCATCCATCTCGTTGATTAAGTGGATGACTTCTATTTTCACCGTGCCCGTTGTCCCTGAGTGATTATCCAGAGCCACGCGGACAGTCTTAGCTAATGCCTGCGCCCCCGTGTATGTCGTAGCCCAGCAGTCAACCTGATAACGGGATTCCACCAACCCGACCGACTCGGTCATTGTATGCTCACGCCGCCCGCTTATCTGCTGGTACACAATCAACGGCAGAGTACCAAGCTGGCTGGCCACGGTTGGGTATATGCGCTTTACGACCAGCGCCTTCACGCCGCCATTATTCGCCAAAATATAATAAATAGCTTTTTCAATTGTATCAACCGCCATGAGCCGCCGCCTCAACACCCTTCTTTAATTCTTCACTTACTATCCTCAGCCCAACGCTCTTCCACGCATCCGCCGACGCCCGCATGAACGGCATGGCAGCAACCATACCGCCGGAAGGCGATATGTGGCCGTACTCAATGGCCGCTGGAATATAAGCACCATTGTCCACAAACTCCTCAATATCCGGTTTTATCTTAACGCTCATCCCATAAGAACCTTTTTTCTGTTTCTTGAATGCCCTCAACTGTAGATTCCTTGCAATTAAACTACCCATACTGCCGCCAACTATCGACTTCGCGCTTGCCTTGCTGCCTGCAAGTTCAGGCTTTAGCGCTGCACGCACAGCCTTCTTAACAATCTTCCGGCCTACTTTTCTTTCGAGAGCCATAAGCTTTTTGTCAAGTTCGGCCCCGCCCGTAAGCGTCATCCCAATATACATCAGACAATTTCCTTCGCCATTATATCCATGTAGATATTGCGCTCGCCCGCATCCAGAATATACACCACCTCGAAAGTCCGGCTGTCGAATGTGAATCTGTCTTTTATGCCAACTAAGGTGCTGTACCTGATTTTTACTATGTGTGTTTTTTCACCGATTATCTGCTCGGCGTTAAGAAGCTCACGGGCCGACATCGGGCGGATCGAACCCCAGAGCGTCATGTGTTCGCTGTAGGTATCAGTCGGCTCTCCGAACTCGTTCTGTACCTGGCCAAGTGACTGAAAAACCAGTCTATGTCTTAATTGCCCCGCTCTCACCATTGCATCCTATCTTGTATTAGAAGCATCTCCGCCCCCTGCGGTAATGACTTTAGGCTTGTCTCTATTGTATTCTCTCTGTTCTCGTAGAGGTGGCCCAACACCAACTTCATCGCCGCCTTAGCCGTCTCCGGTACTTCGCCAACATAGTTTATTTCTCCCTTTTCCGCAGCACTCGCGGTTACAACAACGGCATCGCCGCCTGAAGTTGTTGAAAGTTGGAAAGTATTACCGGACACCTCAATTATGTAATAATCCGTATCAACCGATAGGCCGGCAGGCAGCACGTCCCCACTATTGCTCAATCTCACCTTGTCGCCGTTAGTATATGTCCGACCCAAAACCGTAAATACATTAGTTTCGACAACAACGGTAAACTCCGCCGCGTAGCCAGCCACGTAATTGACGGCAATAGTGTTAGGAACTGCCCGAACGCTCGAAGGCCACGTCTCATCATAGGCCTCATAAATACGGCCCGGCTCAGAAACGGTGTCAACGGTGTAAAGAGTAGCCGTCACCGTCTGCGAAGCGCCGTCGCTATCGAGATAAGTAATTGAATTCACATAACACAAGGGCGGCATGGGCGGCTCAATCAATCCGGGAAAGTAATCATCGAAAGTCATTTGGTACGTTCGGGCGATATACGGCCTGCCCTGATAGTTCTCGCAATAAATTCTTGCCGCGCGGATAAGTTGCGTTATCAACGCATCATCAGCAGTAGTGCTAACTCGCAGGTGCAGCTTCGCCTCAATTAGACTTATCGGTTCAACTAACGGCTCTGTGGTTATCTGTAATGCCATTTTATGCCGCCACCTCATCAACCATTAACTCACAATATACGCCCAATGCCAATGTCCCCGTCCCAATTGTTGCGTCAATAGACACCTCCAACACGTCGCCAGCTACAACGGCGGCAGTGTTTATCGTCCCAGCCTCCGGTGT